TATGTTGTACGTATAGTACGTGAGTTTGATCATATGACTGGGAGGTCTAGATATGTCGCAGATTAAATGTGAAGATTATGGTGCAAGACATCTTAATAATGCTAAAGTTGAATGGCTTATTGAATATGGTAAAATACGTGAAAATGTATATTTCAGAGGTGCAATAGGTGATAGATATACTATTTATGTAGCTACTAAGAGAAATAAGAATGTCATAGATTTTCATACTGTTCATAATAGTTATGATTATGGTACAACTCAAGGTACTCATATAGCTACCATTACAGATTATGTTTTAAGAATTTGTTCTGAAAGTCAAAAATATTGGCATAGTAGTGCTGGTTATATTCTTAAACAGTTGATGCGTCAAGGTATACAACCTAGAAATCCTAATAACCAATGGACAATTAGATTCTGTAGATCAGCATATATGATGAAATTATGGAATAAGATAGTATTTACTCCTTGGGTTGGAATGAAAATAGATCTTAAAACTGGTAGTCTTATTAATAAACCTACTAAAGAATCTATTAAGAGATTTACAGCTGCTAAAGAAACTGACAGATATACTAGACGTAGAAATCGTATAGCTAATAAGAACAATCATGAAGCTAATCAAAGATACTTAGCTGCTGATGGTAATTATGCTTTACTTCCTATAGATGATATCTTTAAACTTCGTAATACTGATCGTAGAAATGATATACTAAACTTTCATGGTTTAGAAAAGGTTATATCTACATTGGAAACTAAAGTTGAAGACGAGGATACTATTGATGGAAGGTTCTATAGATTAATAAACGTTAACATTCCTGATCTAACAAGTGAACGTGAAGATTCTAGATGGGGCTTATATCTTGAAATGATTAATCCTTCTACAGGAGAAAGTCATTTTGAAGGTATAGCTAATGTTAGTGGTGAAGGTGGAGGTTGGCGTAATGAAAATATACAAGAAGCTACTGTTAAAGCTGCACTATCTTGGCGTGATGGTGATGGTATCATATCTACTGGAGATACTTGGAGAGGTGAATCAACAAGTGAGAATTATGTTAAACCAATCATATTAACATAATGCGTAAATTCTCTAGTAAGAAAGAACAACTAGAATGGGCTGATAAACTCCTTCGGAAACTTAGCGATAAGCATACCGGAGGAGTTACACCTATTATTAAATCAATGATAACTGAAAACTATATAAGGAGATTGAAGAAATGAATGAAATAAAGACATATGATGTATTAATTTCCTATCCAATTAAAGTCGGTGCTGAAAGTGAAGAACATGTCAAGGAAATTCTTATGGCTAATGAACTTTTACGTAATGCTGCTGATTTAACACTTAAAATTACGGAGATAAAAGATGGAAAAAAATAAATTAGAAATTGTAGATGAAATAGATGGAAAAACATTAGCATATAGAACTAAACCCAGTGTTGAAATATACACTACTACTAAAGAAGTTGGTTTTAGTGAATTTTCATATTCATGGGAAGAAGTTATAGCTATAGCTAATAAACTTGAAGGATTTCTTGAAAAAGACCTTGTAAATGTGACCTAGATCATATTATATTTACATATGATTAGCGAGTCAAATACAGAGGATATAGTAATAAAATCTTATGTGGAGCTATACCTCAAAGCGTTAAATGAATCAAGATCATACAAATTTATTAAAATAATAAAGTCTCGTATGTTTGAACTCATTAAACGTAAGCAAATCAAAAACCAAACTAAATAACTCTTAATATAAGGAGAACCCCAATGGAAGAAACTATTCCAGTAGAAAATGCTGACCTCCAGACTTCTGAAATATGGAAATCAGATAAGATTGATAAACTTGCAACAGCACTATCTAAAGCTCAATCTGAGATAAAAGGTGCTGAAAAGAAATCAGTAAATCCATTCTTTAATTCTGGATACGCTGATCTTCATACTGTAATTGAATCATCATTTCCACATTTAACAAAGTATGGATTATCTGTAATTCAAGGTAATGATTCCAATCCTGGAGAATTTTTTGTAACAACTATGTTACTACATGAATCCGGTCAATGGATTAAATCTAAATTGAAAATGCCTATAGAGAAGATTACTGCTCAAAGTATTGGCTCTACCATTACATATGGACGTAGATATGGATTATCTGCAATCACAGGTATAGCTCAATATGATGATGATGGTAATGCAGCTTCTCAAAGCAAAGGTATTACTCAAAATCACGCTAAAACTATATTAACTAATAAAGGAGCATAAAGATGGCTGTAAAAACAATGGCAAAAAATACAGGTACTGGACAATACAATGCAGGATGGCATGAACTTACTATTAGTAAGGCTGTTGATGGTAAATGGGGTGAGAAAAGAACCATAGATCTAAACTTTGAAGGTTATCCTGATAATATGCGTCATCGTGTATTTGAAGCTAGTAATAAAACAACTGGAGAAGAATTTAAGATTGCAAACCTATTCAGATTTGCTTGTGCTGGTATCATTAGTGTTTTACAAGATCCTACAGGTAAGAATCCTGTAATTCAGTATGATGATGAAGTTACTAATCTAGTTGGTACACGTGTAAATGTTTTGTTTGTTAAAGAAACAAGTACAACTGATGGTAAGGAATATAGTAGGACTTTTGACTTAGTTCCTGTAGTTCAGGAAACTGAACATATTACTTGGACTGATGATGATGTTGCACGCTTAAAGAGAAATGTCGAAAAACAGCATGCTAAAAGAACTGCAACTACCACTAATGGTGTAGGTACTGTAAATTTAGATACTACTACTACTACAACAGGTGATGCAGAAATTCCTTTCTAAGTAACCCCATTGAGATAGGCTATATTAGTATTGACAATATTATTCTGAACTATTCAAGTGGGGATAATAATACAGCGGCTAATATAGCCTTCTCATTTAAGGAGATATATGTCAAGAAAAATAACAGATGATGAAATAGGTAAAGAAATTAAGAAAGCAATAGATAGGTTAGAATATTCCACTGAATTATTAAAAATGTGGGTAGAGTATATGGATAGTGATCTAAGTGAAGCTGAAGAAATATTAGTTAATAAATCTAAAGAATTTTTAGGAGTAAAATAATGAATCTTAATGATATAGTTAAATTATGGTATAAAACTCAAATGGGTAATATGCATGAATGTAAGAAAAATCAATTTATTTTTGCTGATATAATGTGGAAATTATGGGAAGATCACAAGAAATTTAATGAAAATGACTGCTGTCTTCATGGTAATCAACTTAATGCTTTATGTGCTGATTGTGATGATGAAACATATCATGAAGAACAAGATCATAAAGCAATGAAAAAGGAGAAAAAATGATAAATGACTGGGGATTAACATATAATCTAACATATGCTAGATCTGCAAGTAAATTAAGAGTTAATGAAAGAGAATCATTTGCTGTTAAATTATGTCCAGAATGTAATCGTGCTTATGAAATGACACATAATCAGTATAAACAAATTTCAACAACACACTATTATAAAAACTTCCCAAGAAGAGGATTATATAATCAAGTGTGTTTTGCATGTAAGGAGATAGAATGATAGATAGACTATTAGAAAAAATAGGGAGAACTAATGATTAAAGAGTTTGCATTTGGATTAGCAAATCGACATCATTTTGGAGATGTACACGATATTGAGAAATGGGCCGGTATGGCACAAGATACTTTCATGTCCTTATGGGATTATGATAATCATGTAATTGATTATGTTAAACAGAAAGGTACTCTTGCATCATATGATGGAATGCTTTATATGCCTGATGAATTTATTCTCGATGTTGATGGTTCTAATCCAGAAAATGCTCGACAAAAAACAATTGGTTTAAGTATTGTCCTAAATGATCTATGTATTCCATATCAAGTTTACTTTTCTGGAACTGGATTTCATTTAGGCATACCCGGATCTGCGTTTAGATGGAAACCAGCACCTAATCTCCACTTAATGGTGAAAGATGAATTGATGGCTAGAGGTATTTATGAATATGCAGATGTATCTGTATCTGATAAAACTAGATTAATAAGAGTTGTTAATACTCTCAATAAGAAATCTAATTTGTGGAAGATACCGTTATTACAAGCTGAACTACATAAACCTATAACAGAAATACAAGCTTTAGCAAAAAGCAAAAGAAGTACTTATGCATGGCAAACATTAGAATGTGAACCTGTATTTGATGTATTAAAACGTAAAACTATAGCAAGTGATAAAACATTTGAAACTGTTACTCTTGGTAAGAGTCCTGATCCTGTATGGTATCCATGTATTCAAACTATGATGGCTGGTACTGGTCAAGGATCAAGACATCAGATAGCTTTACGTGTAGGTGCATTTCTAAGATGGAGATATCCTGAGCATGTAGTAAGATTAGTTATGGAAGATTGGAGGACAAGGGTAGATTTACCTAAACATCCCTTTACTAAGAAGGAAATGGATAAGATTGTAACTGATTGTTATGAAGGTCATAATGGTAATGGCTATAATTATGGTTGTACTGATATTCATATGGACAATCATTGTGAATCTACATGTGTGCTTTATAAGACTAAGAAGTCTCAGAATATGATGGATGCTAAAGCTATGGAGAAAGAACTTGTTGATTTCTTCACAAGAGATTTAGATCCTATAAATATAGGTAAGTTATATGGACAAGACTTTCCTATATATCCTGGTGAGGTTGTTATCTTACAAGCACCACCTAAGTCTATGAAAACCATGCTCTTACAGAGTTGGATACATAAACTTAAACGTCCAACTTATTTCATTGAAATGGAAATGTCACCACGTCAGATGTGGATGCGTTTCGTTATGATGGAAAAAGGTTGGAATGAAGATGAACTTAAAGCTCATTATACGCAATATGCTAATGGAATTTCACAAAACTTTGATTGGCTTACTATAGATTATAATAGCTGTTATTCTCATGAACTTAATAAACGTATTATGATGTTACCATATAAACCAGAGATAGTAGTGGTAGATCATATGGGTTTGTTTAAATCTCAAAAGCATGATAATAATATGAAAGTTGAAGAAGTATCGCAAGCTTTAATGGAAGTTGCAATTCACAATAATGTAGTAGTATTTGCAGTATCTGAAATAACAAAGCAAGCATTTCATGAAGGTATGGATATAACTTCAGCCAAAGGATCATTTCGTATTGGTTATAATGCCAATAAAGTCCTATCATTAACACCATATAAAGATGAAAATAATCTCATTAAATCATTAAAGGTTGTATGCACAGCCAACAGAGAAAGAGAAACATTAAATCTTGAATTAATTGTTAATGGTACGGATATAAGATGATACAAATAACAAAATGGTTAAATCCTGAAGATGAAACATGGTATAAAGGAACTTATATTACTGTTCTTGAATGGTTGATGATTGAAAAAGAATCTATCTCCAGACTTACTGGTAAGACTACAACCATAAGGACTAATTCAGAAGGAGCTAAAGCCGTATTTAGGAAAAGGATCAAATAATGTTTCAAGACAAAATGGCAGAAGAAGCCGATTGGAAAGATGGAATGAATATTTTCAGGTCGAGAGTAATAGAACAGTTAGATGGAATACTTGAAGTACTGGATATATTAGAAAGAGAAATAACAAAACTAAAAAACAAGGAGAATACCCCATGAACCCTTATTTACCAATAAGAAAAGTACCATTAGATTATGATGGTATACAATCATCTGCCTTTAGTGTACAGATGCAAAAACCAAATGATACTTCATTCAGTTGGTCAGAAGTAGGTGTAGTAGGTAATAACTATATGTTACTACCTAATGAAGAAGTAAAAAATGCTGCTCATCAAGTAGCTGAAGAATGTAAAATTGACTTTGTTCATGATAAAACATTCTTTAATGGTCGAAATTTCGTGTATTCCATGAAATCTCAACATATAGCAGGTGAGGTTAAGGTAGGTGACGATGTAGCCTTAGGCATGCAATTTTGGAACTCCTATGATGGTTCTAAAGCATTTGGCTTTGCTATGATGTTATATCGTCTCATATGTACCAATGGTATGATGAGTAAAGATCACTTCAATACTTATAGATTCAAACATGAACCTAAGAGTGAAGATTGGGGTGATAGTCTTGAACAGGTAGTGACCAATATTAATAATCTTGTTAGTGGTACTTATCAATTAGATGATTTTATAAAGAATCTAAGAAAATTAAGTGCTTTAGAAGTTACTATGGATGTACTTGGTGATGTTAGACATAATCATCTACAAGAAATTCCTGTTAGTATTTGGGGACAAATTGTAGATAGGTTTACTCATACCAGTAAAGAAGATTATAGTGGTTGGAATTTACTTAATGCCGGTACAGATTTGTTATGGCATAAAGAGAATCCTACCATTACTACATATGGGCAGAATGCTACCATAGTAGATGGTCTTTGTAGAGCAGTTGCATAAGTATCCTAGGTACTCCAGATTAGTCCTTTCGAGATTGATCATCGTAGAATCGCAGATAAATATCGGTTAGGGTCTGTGTATGGAGTATAAATTTATAGGGGGGTACGCATTCCTTAGGCTTGATGATCGTGTATTCACACATACCACATTTGCTGCCCCCTTATGAAACACTTACAGAAACTATTTAAGAAGATATTGTTAGAGAATATAGAGCTCAAGAAGCAGATTAAAGTTCTTGAAACAATTCTACGTTCTTATTTACCAATTTTAACAAGGAGAAAAGATGATATATAAAGAATTTAACAAAGAAAGTCATGCTACTAATGACAAACCTGCAAAAGATTTAGTAATTAATTTTCTTAAATCAAAGGGATTAGATGCTATGGAAAATCCTGATAAGTATGGTATAGATATTGTAGTTCCTCGTTATGAAGTTGAAAGACGTGAGATATGGATAGATGAATTTCCATTTAAAACTGTACATATACCAGCAAGAAAGGAAAAGTTTTTAAAGCATAGTATAGTATATGCAGTAGTTAATAAAGACTTTGATAAAATAATGTTTTGTAGATCAGAAGTCATTAGGCAATATAATCTAATAGAAGTTCCCAATAAATCAGTACCAGAAGGTGAATATTTCTATGATGTTCCTATTGAAAAATGGCGTATTTATAATACAGGAGAGAACAATGAACATAAATAAACAAATACTTAATTTGATAGAGCAACGTCTTGATAAAGGAAAGAAGAGATATGGTAAGGAAAATATCTCCTCAGATGGTAGGGATTTTGTTCAGGAAGCTCTTGAAGAAGCACTTGATTGTGCTGTATATTTAGCAGCTCATCTAATTGAAATGATGGATGAAGATGACTATGAACCTACTACTGCTGATGAATATAATAAGGATCTTCCAGGATATCAATGTACTGGAGATGAATGTCTCTAATACATTTAATTGAGATACAAATCTACGGATGTAGAATGGTAAATAAAAGACTCAACTCTACAATGTATCTCTTTACATTATGTATGGAATAAATGCAAAGTTATCTAGAACATATTTCAAGTGCTATATGTGCCGCATCACAAAAGCACAAGATGTATATATTTGGGGTAACTTTGCCATTCTTCCAAAACATCCTTATGAAGAACAAAGGATTTGCAATAAGTGTGCCAAAAGAGAACATGGCAAACGTACTAAGTTAGAAAATATAATAAATGAAAGGACTAAGAAATGGCTAAAAAAGCAGCAGTAAAAGAAAAGTATGCAGGACGTAAAGGATCTATACCAGGGATGGAAATTAAAACACCACCACTTTCTAAAGAAGTAAAGCTAGATGTTGACTATCTTGGTAACAAGTTAGCTGATTTAAGCGAAAGAGTTAATGAAGTAGAGCTATCTATATCTGACCTTGCTGGTAAAATTAAAAGAATAATGGGCAGGATGGGTCTATAATGGAAAGAGATGGTGATTTAGGTAATTATTTACGATTTAACTTTGAAAATGCTATTGAAATTATAGATAAATTAACTAAAGATAATAATGCTTTACTTGATAAAATAGAAGAACTTGAAGCTAAATTAAATAAACCAATCACAATTAAAAATCAACCAATAAGTGCTAGGTTTCATCAAGCATCGAAAGAAGCTGATGCTGCCATGAAACGATTCACAGCTAAATTAAGAAAGGAATTAAATAATGCCAAGTCCAAGCAAAGCCAAAGGCAACCGGTTTGAAAGAGAAATAGTTAATACAGTTCTGAGTTCAGGATTCAATAAATGTAAGCGTGCATGGGGGAGCAATGGTGCTTCTCTCGGTATGCATGAAGAGGTTGATGTCCTAATGGGAGATGATTTTAAGATTCAAGCTAAATGTAGAAAGAAATTAGCATCTTTTCTTGTACCCACTGAACATGTAGATGCTGTAGTATGTAAACAAGACAGAGGTGAAACACTTATTATTATGAGATTCGATGATTGGTTAGAAGAAAGATTCATTTGTTCAATGCCGGAGGACAGGTAGTGGAATTTGGTAATAAATATTTAGGTGGAGATATTAATAAGGATTATGCTAGTATTTTTATAGCACCATTTGGAATTGAAGTATTTTCATACAATGAAGATATAGAAATTAACTTCACCATGTGGCCAGTACAATTGACATTTGGAATTGGAAAAAATAGAAGTCTATTTAGAGACTAGGAAGATGAGGAAGGCGTAGGTGGTATATCTCCATTCTACCTACGCATACCTTCAAGTACTGCTAAAGCTCTATCAACATTAGTAGCTCTTTTCTTCTGTTTCTTCTTAGACTTCTTACCAAATACAGCTTCATGACCTTTCTTAGTCCAAGTAGCAGGATAGAGTTTGAGATAGTGTGTTAAAAGATCCCTACCCCTACCAGCTGCTATAGCTGGAGCAATCTTATTCTTTGTAGTACCCCAGAATGTAGACCATTGATAAGCATTAAATCTTTCAGCCATAGAGTCATTAGGATCAGAGAAATCCACATTACCAAATAATATTTTATTAAGAGTGCTATTATCTATATCTATAATCTCATTAGCTATCATAAGATGTTTGACTGTACCAAGAGTTGGCCCTGTAAATTCACCCATAAGTCCAAATGTACCTCTATCTGGATTATCATACTGAGTAAGATCATCAACCACACGTTTCATACGGTCAACACTTTCATTCTCTAATACATTACTAAAATCTATATTAGCAAGAACAGATCCTAAAGCTACAAGTCCTGATACACCTGCATAACGCATAGCATATTGTATCTCTTCTGATTCTAATCCTTGTCTAGCAAGTAATGATTTATGGATACCTTTTAAAGCATCATAATGAGTTTCCATTAAAGACATAGGATAATGTAGTAAGTGAAATGCTACCTCAGACATGGCACCAGCACCACCTTCTAATTTCTTTACTATCTTACCATCTTGAATTTCTTCAACAGTTCTCCATTCTCCACGTACAGCTTTAGCTTTAGCATGAGCTGCATACTCATATGCCCAACTATTAACCATCTTTAAAGCATATGTTGTAGAAAACTGTTGTGCTTTATCTGGAGGATAACCATCATTAACAAGCTGTGTATATTTCTTATGTAAAGCTGTCCTGAACATCCATTTACGTTGACTATTCTCAGTAAGCCTATGAAAGTACAAACCTTTATCTAATGTCCATTTACCAACACTTTTAAGTTTATCAGATAATGGACTTCCTTCCATTGTAATCTTGCCAGTAAGAGGATCAAATTCTATTTTACCACTTTGAAGATCTTTTCTAGTTATTAATCCCTCAGTATATAATTCTTTAGCTACATCCGTAAATAAGAATCCTGCTTCTTCTTCAGCCCTACTAACCATTTCCTGAAATTGCCTATCATGAGACATCGCTTTACGAGTATTAGTAAGAGCACTAATCCCTACTCTACTGTAAAAATGTATAGCACTAGCAGCATTCTTAACAGCACCTGTAATATTAAGTCCCATTGTTCTAGCTGTTTGAAATGCATTAAGTGTAGTAACGGCTTTATTTGCCCAATCAGGACGACCAGAAGTACCCTGTGTGAATACAGTATATTCCTCATCAATAAATCTTCTCAATCCTTTTTGGAATTGAGCATCTGATTTAGGTAGATTCTTTAAAGCATCAAGATATGTTACCTGTGTAGATATCATCTTATTGAATTGAGCTGCTTGATCTCCATATTCTTTTAAAACCATGAGAGGATCCTTCTCCCAGTACTTATCAAGAAGTGGATTACGTTTTTGAGCATGTGCTGGAATCTTATTGATATCTATCCCAGCAATTACATTATCAACCACGTCAGCAAAAGCATAATCTCTATTAATAAGATTAGCATTCATAGCCTTAGACAGCCTATCTTTAATCTGCATCATAGTTTCAAACTGAACTTGAGGAAAATAACCACCACGATCATTACCTTTTTTAATATCAGTTATAGATTCATCAATGATTTCTATCATTCTCCCAGCCGTCTTATCAGCTTTAGCAGCATTAACATCAGTACTATTAGTATACTTTAAAGCAATAATCTTCTGAAGTCCTAGAAGCCCATTAGTATATACTGAACCCATAGATTTAAGATTATCCCTAGCTCTTTCTACAGCTTTATACACATGTGGATTGTAATCTGTAAGATCACCTTTTTCATTTCTATAACTAGGCTTACGTGCACTAGTAAATGTATCATTATCCATTTGGACAAGTTCAATAAACTCTCTAATAGTTTTTCCCTTGTCACTAGCAACAAAGCTTTCTAGCTTGCCAATAAACTCTGCCTGCACATGTTCATTGGGATCTGCATTAGCCATTTCCTTACGTAATTCTCTAAGTTCTTTAGTAGCTAAATCTTTCTTACCACCATGTTCCATCATATAAGCATCAAGCATATGATTAGCTATATAAGCATTAGATGTGAGGACTTTATTTATCTGAACACGTTCATAATTTAATATATCATTTAATTTTAAGTAAAACTTTCTAGATGTAGGATCCTGTTTAGATATACCTTCAGGTACTATAAAGGCTAGATTGCTAAATTTACCACCTAGAGCACTATCAAAAGCATCTATCTCTACTTTAATACGTCTATAATCTGCTTTAGTTAGAGGACTATCAGAATCCCAAGGTTTCTCTAAGCGTTGTTCTATAAGCCATTTCATATTTTTTGCAGAAGATTCAGCATTATATCCCCTACGCCCATCAGAAAATCTGCCCACTATATTTCTTTTAGATATCCAGTAATTATAGATATCACTCATAGCATCCATACGCTGTTGCTTAGTCATACTAGTTACATTACATAAGCCCATTTAAGCTCCTTTAGGTTTCAAAATTTTACACGCTGGGTGGGTCGACTTTCTTAAACAAAGTTCAAAAGCTGGTATATATGCTATAACTTTTTCGTTATTTTTCATTTAGCAACCTTCACCTGTTTGATCTGTTTGTATATTCCAGTACTCATCCTTATTAGGTACTCTACGTATAGGTATCTTTTGACCATCCCTACCTATTACTGTCTCAGTTTTACCCTTTCCTCTTGGAATCACCTGCTTTAATTTATCATTTAATATTGGTGAAGCAAAGAATAAATTCAAATGCTTAGCTAAAGATCTAACTGGATTAGCCATATCTCCAAGTTGTGAGTAATCAAACCGATCCATTCTACCTCTTTCATAACTGCTAATGTCAATCTCAGTATCTCTGCCGGAAGCAAAATGCTCTACATCTTTAACGAGTTCTTTAACAAATTCTCTCTGACCATTATTCTCTGCCCATTGCATAACTGTTTTATATAAATGTTCATTAGTTTTATATGCAGGCATCTCATGACCTTGAGCATCTCTATAATAAGATGAAGGTGTGAGTTGAGGTTGTAATAGATACCTAAGTAATAACTTTATTGGGTCACCGCCTGATATAGATGGTTCCCAACGTTCCATAAACTCAGCTATAGCTCTACCTTCCTTAGCTTGCTGCAGAGCAAACAATCCATCACTCAATACTCTGCTAGATAAAGCATTCTGTACAGTCTTAATATAGTCCATACTAATAGAAGCTCTAAGTTGACGCACATCATCTCTAAAATCATTTACATTTTCTTTAATAAATCTTTCAGGTGTAATCTCATTACCGTATGTAGCTTTAAATAATGCTTGAGAATATCTAGCTTCATTGCCAGTCTGAGATATCATCTTCTTAGGCTTTCTATCAACGACATATGTATAGCCCTCTTGAACTCTCATCTTACCTTTATTATCAAATGTACCTACAAATTCTAACTGACCATAATTTAATCGCTTACCATCTACACCATGAGTAAATAAACTAGGCTTTGCACCCTCTGCAGGTTCTTCTATAACTTTAACATCTCCCCTAATCCTATATACAGATACCTTCTTACCCTTTTCTAAATACTTAAAGTTTTTCTCTCCTGATTTCTTTATATTCATAATCTGAGTATCAGGTCTATCAATAACCATATCCTTAGCTATCTGCTGATCCATTATATCCATAGCTGATTGTAAGTTAGCTAATCTATTCTGTAGCTTTGCTACCTTATCAGGATTAGCAAACTTCTCAGCTCTAAAATATTCAAGAGTTCCCATCACATTTCTGTGCTGACGATGTATTAATTCTTTAAGTATACCATTGTTTAAAGCATTTCTTATCTCTGGAGATACAGGTCTAGTATCAAATGTATCAACAGTTATATCATTTGTTTTCATAAATTCAAGAGGTTTATCCCCAAACATACGTGCAGTTTCTACAAAGCTTTCTATATTTTTGACAAAGAATCCAGCCTTATTAAATAATTCTTCACCAGTACCTCTTCTTTCTACTAAGCCTTCATAGTTTGCATCCCAAAATCCATTAGTTTTAAGTAAGTTTTTCATTACATGACCACCAATAGACATATCGAAAGCAGAAGCAGGATCATCAGATGGTATATTATCAAAGCTAAATATCTTTTTCATTATACTATCATGATTTCCTTTTAGAATATCAAAATATAATGACTCTCTACTTCCTTTCCCTTGACGCTTTCTTATATCTATAGTGTCACCATAAAACATATCTGCATATTCAGACATTAGAAGATCTCTTTGATCCCTATCTCTAACACGACCTATCTTTCTAGCAAGTTTCTTAGCTAAATATCCAGTAGGATTAGAGAAGAATCCCTTCATATCATAATAAGCATTCTTAATTTCAAATGGCTCAGGAGCACGACTACCCTTCTCATCCCAAGTTTCATTTTGAATCATATTAGCTTTCTTTAACGTATTCAATATTTCATAGAACATTTCTTTTTGTATTCTAGTCTTGCCAAAATTAGGATCTTTAAAGAATCCTAATCCTGGTTGATTATGCTTATCAAATACTGGATCCCCTGTAGGTTCAGCATACTTCTCTGCATGGCCAAAGAATAAGAAATCTCTAAGCTTCTGCTTACTAGATATAGCTCCATGTATACCACTATGTATATCTAAAGCATTCTGTATAGTATCATAGAACTTATCTAAAGTCTGCCACTCAGAAGAATCCATACCCTTATTAGCAAGGAAATCTTTTAATACTGGATCCTTACCCATCTTAAAGCCTAATCTATTAAGCCATGATATAGCATTTCTTGCACCTATAATAGTTCCAGTCATCATCTTAGCTTTATGTAATTTAGCAGCATAACTATGAAAACCAACCTGCTCTGGCTTCTCTCCTACCTTACCATTATTACCTATACCAAATATATTTATATAGTTCTGATCTAATACTTGTTCTCTTTCAAACATTCTAAAGTCATCTTTACGGCCATTCTCTTTAGCAAATCCTACAAATACATCCCAAGGTAACTTTGTATGAGTAAATAAGTGATCCCCATCATTATCCCTCTGCATTACAGTACGAAGATCATGTACATTAACTTCAGTTAATCCATCCATGTTATCCATAATTTTCTCTACACGGAATATAACTTTGTCATGACCAACTACTGGTACAGCATGAGACATAAGACCAAACTGCATTTTTAAAGCTTTATCAACTTTCATATCAAATGAAGTAATAAGACCCTTGCTATCGGTAGAACTTACTACCTCTCCTTGTAATAATCTAAAAACATCTCTATAATTTAAGTCATATTTCTTAACTAATCTAGAAAGCTCTTCCATTTGCTTTTTAGCTTTCTGTTGAGAATTAGAATCCATCTTAATATTAGCATCATTGAAAACATCTGCTCCAGCCTTATCAGTACCTCTATAGTTAATACCTTCACCAACCTTATCATAGAATGTGCTGAAGTATTTAAACTTGCCACCCTCCATACCTATAACTACATCTACACCATTACCATCTCTAAATATAAATCTCTCACCTTCAAGATTAGAGTTAATACCATTACCTAATTGTCTGCCTCCAGTATGTTTATTGAGACCTATACCACCATAATTAACAGAAACTCTATCTATCCTATCCTTAGTTACAGTATCTCCAGGGAATGCAGGAGCTCCATGTAGATCTGCATACAATGGTATTGATAATTTTCCATCAATATTAGGTACTATAAAGTTATCTTCACCACCACCTTGATTGGGTACCTTGCCTAAATGTTTATAGTTTGAGCTCCGTAATAGCCTTCTAAGGGCCTTTTGTACCAAAGGGTTGTTAGGCATAGCCCCATACTCAAAAAGTAGCTTAGAGAGGCCAGTATCGCCCTTATCTAAAGGATT